AGCGAGGCAAGCGTAACAGCTGTTTCAGGGTTAACCCTAACAAGCGTAACACCTGTTACGCTACTAGGGGAAACTACTGATGCATGTCAAGAAGAGGGGGGTGGGGATATAAAAAATACGGACGATATGCAAAATGGGAATATAGAAAACACCCCCCTTGGCAATTGGAAATGAGAAGGGGTGGGGGGTATATTTTTTGAAAAAGGGTGATATGACGCCAGCTCAGAAGGATGTGTACCTGGTGATAGATGAGTGGTGGAAGCGCTACGGATTTGGGCCGACCATTGATGAGGTGATGTTGGTCACTGGGGAGAAGGGGCGCGGGAACGTGGCGAGGAAGATGCGCGCTTTGGTGGATTTGGGGATCTGCAAGGGGATTCCCCGGCGGGCTCGTTCGATTCGGCCGTCTTATCTGCGGGTGAGGGATATTGAATGAATGATGATGAGGTGCTCAAACTCTTGGGGATGATGAGCGATGAGCAGCTAGCCACTGTGATTGATCAGCTGCCCCAGGGGCAGAGGGATCACCTGGTGCAGATTGCTGATGAGTATGGTGTGGCCATGCGCCGTGAGCGTGGTCAGACGAGCTTTTTGGAGTTCGTCAAAGTGATGTGGCCCAACTTCATTGGGGGAAGGCACCATGAGATCATGGCCGATGCCTTTGAGCGGGTGGCCTCTGGCAAGTTAAAGCGGTTGATTATCAACATGCCGCCCCGGCACACGAAGTCTGAGTTTGCTTCTTACTTGTTGCCGGCTTGGTTCTTGGGTAAGTATCCCAACAAGAAGATCATCCAGTCATCTAATACGGCGGAATTGGCTGTCGGTTTTGGTCGCAAGGTCAGGAACTTGGTTGACGGGGAGATGTACGCCAAGGTGTTTCCTAATGTGGCGCTGCGGCATGACTCTAAAGCGGCCGGTCGCTGGTCAACCAATGCAAACGGGGAGTATTTTGCTATTGGTGTGGGCGGTACCGTGACGGGTAAGGGCGCGGATTTGCTGATCATTGACGACCCGCACTCGGAGCAGGAGGCCAAACTAGCCGAGTCGGATCCAACGGTGTTTGACTCTGTATATGAGTGGTACACCTCCGGTCCCAGGCAGCGTCTTCAACCGGGTGGGGCGATTGTGATCGTGATGACGCGCTGGTCAAAGCGGGACTTGACCGGGCGGGTTGTGAAAGATTCTGTGCAAAGGGGCGGGGATGAGTGGGAGATTATTGAGTTTCCCGCCATCTTGCCCTCGGATAAGCCTTTGTGGCCACAGTTTTGGAGCTATGAGGAGTTATCTGCCCTGCGCGCTGAACTGCCCAATAGCAAGTGGCAGGCTCAGTATCAGCAAAGTCCAACGTCGGACAGCGCGGCTATTGTCAAAAGGGAGTGGTGGAGAATCTGGGAGATGGATTCTCCGCCTCATTGCGATTTTACTTTGATGGCCTGGGATACGGCTTTTGAAAAGTCCAACCGAGCGGACTATTCGGCTTGTACGATTTGGGGGGTGTTCTACCACCCAGACGATAGCGGGCGGGATCAGGCCAATATTATTTTGCTCAACGCCGTCAGGGACCGGGTGGAGTTCCCGGAGCTGAAAAGATGGGTGCTCAAGATGACCAAAGAGTGGGAGCCTGATAGCACGATCATTGAGAAGAAGGCCAGCGGGGCGCCGCTGATCTATGAGCTGCGCTCGATGGGACTGTCCGTTCAGGAATTTACTCCAGTCAAAGGGAACGATAAGATTACGCGACTTAACGCCGTATCGGATCTGTTTGCCTCCGGGCGGGTCTGGGCGCCTAATATGAGCTGGGCAGAGGAGGTGATGGATGAAGTTGCCTCTTTCCCGTCTGGCGAGCATGACGACTACGTTGATACGGTTTCGCTGGCGCTGATGCGTTTTCGCAAAGGCGGCTACATTAGGTCTGAGCTAGACGAGGAAGAGGAAGACTTGAGGTCATTCCGCCGCAGGCCTGTTTACTATTAAGGAACGCACATGGCAATCGAGAAGTCAATGAACCCCGCCCCTATGGGCATCATGTCTGGTGTGCAGGATGCCGAGCCGATTGAGATCGAGATTGAAAATCCCGACTCTGTCGATATCCGGGCAGGCGGCCTGGAGATCATTTTGCAAAAGCAAGATGCCATCTCTGATGACTTTAATGCCAACTTGGCCGAGCTGATTGATGACAAGGTGCTGCAGTCTCTAAGCTCGGAGCTGCTGGGAGAATTTCAGTCTGACCTTGACAGCCGCAAAGACTGGATCCAAACGTATGTGGATGGCCTGGAACTTCTAGGCATGAAGCTGGAAGACCGCTCTGAGCCGTGGGAGGGCGCGTGCGGCGTGACCCATCCGCTGCTGTCTGAGGCTCTGGTGAAGTTTCAATCCGAGACGATCATGGATACTTTCCCGGCTCAAGGCCCGGTCAAGACCCAGATCATTGGCAAGGAAGACAGCGAGACGCGCGATGCGGCCATGCGAGTCATGGACGACATGAACTACCAGCTGACTGACTGCATGCCTGAGTATCGCCCAGAGCATGAGCGTCTTCTGTGGGGCTTGGGTCTAGCTGGCAACGCATTCAAGAAGGTCTACTACGACCCCAGCCTGCAACGTCAAGTGGCCATCTTTGTACCGGCCGAAGACATCGTGGTTCCCTATGGTGCCTCTAGTCTCGAGACTGCTGACCGCGTCACGCATGTGATGCGCAAAACCAAAAACGAGATGCGCAAGCTGCAGGTCAGCGGCTTTTATTGCGACGTTGATCTGGGTGAGCCGGACGACACGTTTGACGAAGTAGAGAAGAAGATTGCCGAGAAGATGGGCTTTCGCGCAAGTACCGATGATCGGTACAAGCTGCTGGAGATGCACGTCAACTTAGATCTTCAGGGCTTTGAAGATACGGGCGAAGATGGCGAAGAAACGGGTATCGGTCTGCCCTATGTGATCACGATTGAAAAGCACAGCGGCACCGTGTTGGCAATTCGCCGCAACTGGAAGCCAGACGACAAACTCAAGCTCAAGCGTCAGCACTTTGTTCACTACGGATACGTTCCTGGTTTTGGCTTCTACAACTTTGGCCTGATCCACCTGATTGGCGCGTATGCAAAATCTGGCACGTCGCTGATCCGCCAGCTGGTGGACGCCGGCACGCTGTCTAACCTGCCTGGTGGTTTTAAGACCAAGGGTCTGAGGATCAAGGGCGACGACACGCCGATCTCTCCTGGAGAGTTCCGCGACGTTGATGTCGCATCTGGCGTGATCAAAGACAACATCCTGCCCTTGCCGTACAAGGAGCCTAGCCAGGTTCTCTCTGGTTTGATGGACAAGATCATTGATGAGGGTCGGCGCTTTGCTTCTGCGGCGGATTTGAAGATCAGTGATATGTCGGCTCAGTCCCCGGTGGGCACCACACTGGCCATCCTGGAGCGCACGCTCAAGATCATGAGCGCCGTGCAGGCGCGGATCCATTACTCGATGAAACAAGAGTTCAAACTCTTGAAGGTCATCATTCGCGACTACACCCCGGACGAGTACAACTATCAGCCGGAAGATGGAAGCCGCCGCGCCAAGAAGTCTGACTATGACCGCGTGGATGTGATCCCTGTGTCGGATCCGAACGCGGCCACCATGAGCCAAAAGGTTGTGCAGTACCAAGCTGTGCTGCAACTAGCTCAGTCGGCGCCTCAGCTGTATGACCTGGCTCAACTGCACCGCCAGATGCTGGATGCCTTGGGCATCAAGAACGCTTCTAAGCTGGTGAAGCTGGAAGAGGACAACAAGCCCAAGGATCCGATCTCGGAGAATATGGATGTTGTTCGCATGAAGCCGGTCAAGGCTTTTGCTTACCAGGATCACCAGGCTCACATCCTGGCGCATCAGGCGTTCTCTCAGGATCCCATGACTGCTCAGATGATTGGGCAAAACCCGCAGGCTCAGCAGATGCTTGGCGCTATGCAGGCTCATATTGCAGAGCACTATGCCTTCATGTATCGCAACCTGATTGAGCAGCAAGTTGGCGCTCCGCTGCCCTCGCCGGATGCGGATGAGCCGTTGCCCGAAGAGTTTGAGGCCGCGCTGTCTCGCATGGTCGCCCAGGCGGCACAGCAGCTCATGATGAAAAACCAAGCCGCCGCAGCGCAGCAGCAGGCGCAGCAGCAGGCACAAGACCCGGTCATGCAAATGCAGATGAAAGAGCTGGAGATCAAAGCCAGCGAAGTCCAACGCAAAGCAGCCAAAGATGCGCAGGACGCTCAACTGCGCACGCAGCAACTTGCAATTGAGCAAGAGCGGATTGCTTCACAAGAGCGCTCCGCGATTGAGGCCATCAACTCCCGAGAGGAAATCGAAGGGATGAAGCTGGGTATTGATATCCGCAAGGATCAAGCCGAGCGTGAGTCCAGGGAGGAGGCGGAGGGTGTTCGCATGGGCATCGACATCGCAAGAAGCAAAGGAAAGGAAGCTCCTAAATGAGCATAAGCTTACTCAAGCATCTTTCAAACCGGATGCTTGAAGAAATCAAGGTCGTCTCTGACGATCTTGCCTTGGGTAAAGCCAAGGACCACGAAGACTATAAGCACGCGGTCGGAGTGATTCGCGGACTTATGGTCGCCAACTCCATCATTGCTGAAACAGCAGAAAGGTACGAGGAAATCGAATGACTGAAATCCTGATCGGCACAAACCCCGATGATCCAGGAGCAACCACGGTATTGCCAGAAACCGCAGAGCAAAAGGCGCAACAACTTCCTGACCCGTCTGGCTATCGCATTCTGTGCGCTATCCCGGAGATCGAAGACAAGTTTGATAACGGCATTGTTAAAGCCGACATCACCTTGCAGCACGAAGAGCTGCTCACCACCGTCCTGTTCGTGGTCAAACTCGGGCCGGATTGTTACAAAGACCCATCACGTTTTCCCAGTGGCCCTTGGTGCAAACAAGGCGACTTCATTCTGGTTCGACCCCATGCGGGCACCAGGCTGAAGATTCACGGCCGGGAATTCCGCATCATCAACGATGATTCTGTCGAGGGCGTTGTTAGCGACCCCCGAGGCATTTCACGCAAGTAAGGAGCTGACATGGAAAAAAACCAAGACATCTCGATTGAGATCGAAGGGGTAGATAACGACATCCAGATAGATGTCAAAGATGACACCCCCGAAGAAGATCGTGGCCGTGAGCCCCTTCCTGACGACATCGTTCAAGAGCTGGAATCCGATGAACTGGATGACTACTCGGAAAAGGTGAAGGTTCGCCTCAAGCAGATGAAAAAGGTGTGGCATGACGAACGCCGCGCCAAAGAAGCTGCTGACCGCGAACGGCAAGAGGCAATTACGCTGGCTCAGCGCCTGGTAGAAGAAAACAAAAAGCTTAAAGAAAAGACTACCAGCTCTGAAACTGCACTTGCCGCTAGTTATAAAGAATCAACTAATCGCGACCTCAAGGAGGCGCAAAACGCCTACAAAGAGGCATTTGAATCGGGTGACTCTGAGCGTGTATTGGAAGCGCAACAGGCGCTAAATATGGCTCAGATGCGCGCTTTGCAGGCAGAAAGATTCAATCCAGCCTCTTTACAAAAGGAAAATAATGAGGACAATGTGCCTCAAGAGCAGGAGAAACCTCCAGTTGTTCAGCGAGATTCCAGGGCCGCAGCGTGGCAAGAGCGCAATCAATGGTTTGGGAAGAATCGCATGATGACAGCTATGGCACTCGGCCTGCACGAAGAATTGGTGGACCAGCATGGCCAAGCCTATGCGACCACGGATGAATACTATGACCGCATCGACAAAACCATGCGTCAAAGATTCCCCGAGGAGTTCACTTCTGAAACGCAGACTGGGGGCGGCAAGCCTAGTCAACGCGCAAGTAAACCTGCCAACGTGGTTGCTCCCGCATCGCGAAGCACGGCCCCCAAAAAGGTTGTGTTAACGGAAAGCCAGGTCAAGCTGGCTAAGAAGCTCGGGTTGACGCCTGAGCAATATGCTCGTGAATTTGTGAAACAGGAGAATCTCAATGGCTGAAAATAGACTTGCACGCGAAGTACAAACCCGAATCGCTAGTGAGCGTCCTAAGCAGTGGGCGCCCGCCGAGTTGTTGCCGGAACCCGACAAACAACCCGGTTATGCGTATCGTTGGATCCGTGTTGCCACTTTGAACACGGCTGATCCCCGCAATCTTTCCGGCAAACTCCGGGAGGGCTGGGAGCCAGTCACTGTTGAAGAGCAACCTCAATTCAAACTGCTAGTCGATCCCAATAGCCGGTACTCCGGCAACATTGAGATTGGCGGATTGCTGCTCTGCAAAACTCCGTCTGAGTTCATTGAACAACGCACCTTGCATGTTCAAAAACAAACTGAAGCTCAGACACAAGCTGTGGACAACAATTTGATGCGTCAAAGTGACCCGCGTATGCCGATCTTCAATGAGCGGAAGTCTGCGACTAGCTTTGGCAAAGGCACCTAAATTTTTTGGAGAAAATTATGGCTTATCCCACTGTCTCGGCCCCCTACGGCCTAAAGCCGATCAATTTGATCGGCGGTCAGGTGTACGCCGGTTCGACTCGTCTGCTCCCGATTACCACTAGCGCCGTCAACTACAACACCGCAATTTATTTCGGTGATGTTGTCAAGCAAGTGAACACCGGGACCATCGAAGTTGAAACGGGCACCACCACTGTTTCTGCTCAAGGCGTTGTCGGCATCTTTATGGGATGCACGTACACCAACCCCGCCACCAAGCAGAAGGTGTTCCAACAATACTGGCCCGGCTACGCCTCTGGCGTGACCGATGCTGAAGCGTATGTTGTGGACGATCCGGACGTGCTGTTCAAAGTCGCTGCTGTGTCCTCGGGCACCACCGTTGCTTTCTACGGCCAAACGGTTGTTGGTACCAACGCCGCCCTCGTGCAGAACTCCGGTTCCAGCACCACGGGTGATTCGGCAATTGCGATTCTGGGTAGCTCGTTTGCTGCCACTGCCTCGCTGCCGATTCGCGTTATCGATGTTGTGCCGGATACGGCCAACTCGTCGGGCAACTTCTGCGAGTTTATTTGCAAGTTCAACGCCCCGTACGTGGTTTCGGCTTCTACCACCACCGCTGCTGGTAGCCCGCTTGTGTACACCACCACCACCACCAGTACCATGACCGGCGGTCATATGTACCTCAACCCGACTGGCGTCTAAGGAGTTAAATCATGGCTATTTCTCGTGCCCAACTACTGAAAGAACTCCTGCCCGGTCTGAACGCTCTGTTTGGTCTGGAGTACGCCAAGTATGGCGAGGAGCATAAAGAGATCTACGAAACCGAGACCTCGGAGCGTAGCTTTGAAGAGGAAACCAAGCTGTCTGGCTTCTCCGCCGCTCCGGTGAAGAACGAAGGCAATGCCATTGCTTATGACAATGCGCAGGAAGCTTGGACCGCTCGTTACAACCACGAAACCATTGCCCTGGGTTTCAGCCTGACCGAAGAGGCCATTGAGGACAACCTCTATGACTCGCTGTCGGCTCGTTACACCAAGGCCCTGGCTCGTGCGATGGCCTACACCAAGCAGGTTAAGGCTGCGGCGGTTCTGAACAACGGCTTCTCGTCTAGCTACCCCGGTGGCGACGGCGTGCAGCTGTTCTCCGCCTCGCACCCGCTGGTCTCTGGTGGCACCAACAGCAACGTCCCGTCTACTCCTTCCGACCTGAACGAAACTTCTTTGGAAGCCGCCGTTATTCAGATCGCTGCTTGGACGGACGAACGTGGTCTGCTGATCGCCGCCAAGCCCAAGAAGCTGGTCGTTCCTCCGGCGCTGCAATTCGTTGCAACCCGCCTGCTGGAGACCGAACTGCGCGTGGGTACCAACGACAACGACATCAACGCGTTGAAGAACAACGGTTCTGTCGCTGAAGGCTACACGATCAACCACTTCTTGACCGACAGCAACGCCTGGTTCCTGACCACGGACGTTCCTAACGGCATGAAGCATTTCGTTCGTAGCCCTCTGGCTCAGTCGATGGACGGTGACTTTGACACGGGCAACGTCCGTTACAAGTCCCGCGAGCGTTATTCGTTCGGCTGGTCTGATCCTCTGGGCATGTACGGCTCTGCCGGTGCCTAATTGAGAAGGGGGCCTTGTGCCCCCTTTTCTTTTGCGGTATATTGAATGCAACCGGATTTCCGGTTAGTCAGACTGATCCGGCAGATGCGTACACAACTGACTAGCTGATCTTTGTACGAAGGACAATTTAAATGGCAGTCTCTACTACCCAATCAATTTGGCGTTCTGGCGGCGGCGACCAGACCCGTACCGCGTATTGCGGCACCGGCTTGATGACCGCTCAATGGTACGTCGGCGATGTTGCTACTCAGACCGGCAACGTCCTGAACCAAGCTAGCGGCCAGGCCGTTATTCTTCCCGCTGGTGCAGTGATCATTGAGATCGGCACCACCGTTGCCTCTTCAAGCAGCGGCACTCTCGATCTTGGCTTTACCCTGTACACCACCGGCACCGCAAGCCCGACGGCACTGGCCAACGAGCAACCGACTAGCCGTACTGTGACCACGCTGGCGACCGCTTCTATTCCCCAAGCGTCGTTTGGCGTGGCAATGTCTGCGACCGAAATGGTCTACATCACTGCGGCTACCGGCGCGTCCGCTGGGGTGGGCAACTGCTCTGGTTACATCACGTACTACGTCACTGATCCGTTGGCTGGCCAACAGAGCGTCTAATTAATCTCGGGGGCTTCGGCCCCTGCTTTAAAGGAGATTGATATGGGCATGCAATACGACGTTAAAGCCGCGCACATAAATGTGAACGGCGTGATGGTTCCCTACCGCACGCGAGTCAAGGGACTGATCGTCACGGCGACTACTAGTGCGGGGTATCTGTACTTGTGGGATTCCACCACTGCCGCTGTGTCCGCAACTTACGGACGCAGCTCCGCCGGTCTGATTACTGTGACGCAATCTGCGCATGGTTTGATGACTGGGCAGACTGTTGGCTTGGTGTTTGGCGCAGGTACGGGTGGTCAAGCTACGACCGGCAACTATGTTGTTACAAAGCTGACTGATAACACCTACACCGTGCAAGACTTAAACGCTGGCGCAATTACCGCTGGCGCTGCGGCTTTGCAGAATTCTGGCTGGTTGCTCTCGATTGATATCGGTGCCAATGAATCTGTTTCGATGCCGGTCCCCGGAGAGGGTGTGTTGGCGCAAACTGGTATTTACGCGACCATTTCCAACTTGGACGGCGTCACGGTGTTTTATGGCTAAGAGCGCAGCATGGACCCGCAAAGAAGGCAAGAACCCCAAAGGTGGTCTGAACGCCAAGGGTCGCGCCTCTGCGAAGGCCCAAGGGATGAACCTAAAACCGCCGCAACCAGAGGGCGGGTCAAGGCGCGACTCTTTTTGTGCAAGGATGAGTGGTATGAAGAAGAAGCTCACCTCGGCCAAGACCGCGAAAGACCCAAACTCCCGGATTAATAAATCGCTACGCGCATGGAACTGCTAAGGTGTAACGATGGAGATGATGGTTTGGAACATCGTGCTTTCGTTCGTTTCCGCAGCAGCATTGCTGTGGGTCAAGTCCATGCACGAAGAGATCAAGCGGGTTTCGATCTTGGTCAGCAAGACGCGGGAAGAGCACGCGGATAAATTTGTGTCTAAGCAGGACATGCATAACGACATGAACCGCATCATTGCCAGGCTGGATCGGCTGGATGAAAAGCTGGATGCTTTTATGAAGGAGCGACGCAATGCCCTCAGTTAGCAAAAAACAGCACAACTTAATGGCGATGGTCGCCAATGATCCTGCCGCCGCCAAGCGCGTGGGTGTTCCGCAATCTGTCGGTGCGGAGTTCATGAAAGCCGACAAAGGTCTGAAATTTGGTAAGGGCAGCACCCGCGCCGATGCTCAGAAAATCAACCGCCCTAAAACTAACCAGGGCAAGTCTGAACTTTTTGCAAAAGGTGGTGATATGAAATCGACGAAAAAAGAGATGCCCGCATTCCTGATGAAGGGCAAGAAGATGGCCGCTGGCGGCGCTACCAAGATGGGCGCAGTCAAGACCGCTGCCCCCAGCCGTGATGGTGTTGCTGTGAAAGGCAAGACCAAGGGCACCATGATCAAGATGATGCGCGGCGGCAAAGCCTGCTAATTTAGGAGGCCGCATGGCTCGACGTAATCGTAATCTAGGTGGGCTTGCCGCGCTTGGTGCGTTGGGCATGGCTATGGCCCGATTAGGTAAAAAAACCCCAGAAGAGGCAGCGGCTACGCCTGTAGAAGATCGTGGCACTGCGCGACAGCCTGTTGCCGCTCAAGTCGCTGCTGCTCAAGCCGCTGCCGCAGATGATGGGAACTACGGCCTTGAAGGCCGTCGTCAAGGGCCTATCGCTTCTTTGCCCGGTCGTCCCGCAGCTGCCGCTCCTGCACGCGAAGACACCACAAGCTTGGCAAGAGAAACTGCCCGCGCTGGCCGTGGACCGATTGCTTCTATGGGGTATCAAAACCCGCAGCGTGGCCCCGCATCTAGCAACATTGGAGAGATGCGTGCAATTAATGCAGCCCGTGAAAATGTCACGGACATGGCAAGAGAAGCGGCTCGCGGCGGTCGTGGCCCAATTGCTGCTGTGGGATATCAAAACCCGCAACGCGGTCCTACCGCTGAAGAATTTTTTGAATATCGTAGAGGCCAAGCTACTGACGGCATGAAGAAGGGTGGCGCTATTAAGAAGATGGCTTCTGGTGGCTCTGTTTCTTCTGCCTCTAAACGCGCAGACGGTATTGCCCAGCGCGGCAAGACTCGCGGAAAGCTGGTGTAACCATGATGGCCAGCCGTGGTATGGGCGCAATCCGTCCTTCCAAAATGCCGGGGGCTAAGAAAAAGGCTCGCCGGGACGACACTGACTTCACGCAATACGCAGAAGGCGGAAAGGTAGGTCTGTATGCCAATATCAACGCAAAGCGTAAAAGAATCGCTGCGGGGTCTGGTGAAAAGATGCGGCGAGTTGGCAGTAAAGGTGCGCCAACGGCTGACGCTTTTGTTCAGTCGGCTAAAACAGCGCGTAAATAAATGACTACCAGCGGCACCTCAACCTTCAACCTGGACGTTAACGACCTCATTGAAGAGGCGTTTGAGCGTTGCGGGAAAGAGCTGCGCACCGGATATGACTTCCGGACGGCGCGGCGCAGCCTTAACCTGCTGACGATTGAGTGGGCCAACCGTGGTATCAACCTGTGGACGATTGAGGAAGGGCAGATACCGCTCTACCCCAATCAAGTCATTTATGCGCTGCCCAACGACACGATTGATCTACTGGACCAGGTAACGCGTACCAATGCAGGAGTTGGCACCAATCAGGTTGACATTAACATCAATCGGATTAGTGAATCTACGTACTCCACGATCCCTAATAAGTACGCGCAGGGCCGTCCAATCCAGGTGTGGATCAACCGGCAGACTGGCGAGGCAAACGCCACGACCGCAAATGTTGCAACGCAAGCGGTGCAGGCTGCCGATACCACAATTTACTTAGATGATGTGACCGGACTTGCCGCGGCTGGATTTATCCGGCTGGGCAGCGAGCTGATCAGCTACAGCAATTTGACGCAAACCGGGAACACCGCAGGCTACCTTAGCTATTGCGGCCGCGGGCAGCAGAACACGATTGCCACAAGCCACGCAATTGGCACAGATGTATCCGTGGCTCGGCCGCCGTCTATTAACATTTGGCCGGTTCCCAATCAGGGATCTACTGGCAATCCGTACTACATGTTTGTGTACTGGCGCATGCGCCGGATGCAAGATGCCGGCTCAGGCGTCAAGAGCCAGGACATTCCTTTCCGCTTCCTTGAGTGCATGGTTGCCGGATTGGCATACAAGATGTCCATGAAGCTGCCGGACATGGATCCCAACAGGATCATGGCGCTTAAGGCGGAATACGAACAACAGTTCCAATTGGCCGCCGATGAGGATCGAGAGAAGGCTTCAGTGCGCTTTGTGCCCAGGGTGTTGAACTACAGGTAAGACATGGCCGGGCCGAAGTACTCATCAGCGAAGTATTCAATTGCCGAATGTGACCGCTGTGGTCAACGGTACAAGCTTACTGAGCTAAGAAAACTGACCATCAAGACCAAGATGGTCAGTATCAAGGTGTGCCCAGAGTGCTGGGAGCCTGATCAGCCTCAGTTGCAGTTGGGCATGTACCCGGTTTATGACCCGCAGGCAGTGCAAGAGCCTCGCCCGGATGTGAGCTACTACCTGTCCGGCAATAACGGATTGCAGATTGTTAACACGGGCACTACGGCAACTAACGCCGCGGGAACGCCGGAGGGTGGCAGTAGGGTGTTCCAGTGGGGGTGGAATCCCGTTGGCGGCTCAAGAGCAAATGACGCGGGGTTGACTCCAAATAACTTGGTTTTAACCGTGGGACTTGGTACAGTAACGATATCTACGACGTAAGGAGTCGAACATGGACAAGAAAGATTTGGCCCAAGAC